CTAGAGGGTACATATTTCTGCGTGGCGGTTGATAAGTACGGTAACAATTCAGCGTTAGCCGCCCAGACCATAGGTATTATTGACCAAGCACCTGTCTCAGCTAATTTCAAAGTGGTTGCAACTAATACACAAAGCCCAGATTTTGATGGCGCAAAAACAAATGTAATCAAACCATCAGATGAGGATGTTCTTGTTCTTGAAACAACTATCTTGTTTGATAGCGGGTCTGGTTTGTTTGATGATGCTGATGGACTGTTTGATGGTGGTGTGGATGGTGTTGTGGCAACAGAGGGCTTCTATGATTTCGATACTGTAATTGATTTGACAGCAAAACAAACATCAAGAATATCGTTTAACATTACGCAGACACGCCGCCAATATGATGTGCAGAAGCCATCATCCCAAGGAACAACTGACTGTGAGCTACAGATAGCAACCACAGACAATGACCCAACTAGCGGGTCAGCCACGTTTAGTGCGTTTTCAAGAGTGGTTGCAGGAGATTATTCAGCTAGGGGTTTTAAGTTTAGGCTGAAGATGAACACAATAGACATTGATGATACGCCTGTGGTGTCTGCCTTAACTGTTAATTTATCACTAGAAAAGCGCACTGAATCACAAGGTAATCTAGCCAGCGGCACAGCGGGGGGCGGCAAAGTTATAACATTCCCTAACGCTTTCGGCTCTATTGATGGTATAACAATCATGGGTCAAAATATGAATAGTGGCGAGTTCTATCAAGTCAGTAGCAAAACAACCACAGGGTTTACTATTATATTCAAGGAATCAGATGGAACTATTGTTGACAGAACATTTGATTATGTGGCGCAAGGCCACGGCAGAATTAGCGCATAGGAGCAAGCATGGCACAGCATGATTACAACATAGCTAACCAGACATTCCCCGCCACCAGAACGGATATAAATGCGGCTCTAGCGGCTATTTCATCTTTGAACTCTGGGGCTAATCAACCATCAACAGCCTATGCTTATGAGCTATGGTATGATACAACAACAGACAAGTTGAAAATAAGGGATTCATCAAATGGTGTTTGGATTGACCTTTTCACATTTAACCAGAGTACAAATACTGTGACAGCGGTTGCGGGTGCAGAAGACCCAACAGCAATAGCCATTGCGCTAGGATAAGGAGAAGAAAATGGCAGATGACGCTTTAGTATCGCTATCAGTTACAGCATTGCCTGATGAGATAGCACAAACATTCTCTGGCAACCTTAGTGTTGCGCCAGCGGATGCAAATGATAAGTGGTATTATAAGTTAACCACCATATCAACAACAAGCGGTGATTTGATTGCTGGCTCGTTTCTGGATTATACAGCCGTAGCAGCGGCAACAGCCCCGACAGCCATCACAACCAGCGACAAAGTAAAGTTTCTGATGATACAGAATCAAAGCGCGGCGGATGGCATTGTTATTTGTTTAGATGGTGGAACAGCCGCCTTTGACCTTGTTGATGGTATATTCATTGGGCCAAGCCAAACATTTACTCTTAGATGCCCAAATACTACTGTAGGCAACTTACACGCCGTGTCCGCTGATGAGACATCCGCTGGCGATGCTTCTGTAACTGCAATAGTGGCGGCCTTGATTGATGATGTAGCGTAAAGGGGTAAGCGCATGGCAAATAATTTTGACAGAGCAATATTGGATGGCTCGACTTTGCCAGCTAATACTGCGTTCACCCTCTACACTTGCCCAACCACAGCCACCACTAAAACTGTTGGCATTGGGTTGTTGTTCTCAAATGTCGGCGCGTCACAGGTAATGGTTACGCTGTCATTCAACGGCATCAACACCATGAAAGACATTCCAGTTCCAGCGGGTTCATCTCTGGAATACTTTGGGGGCAATAAGATTGTTATGAAGAGTGGGGATGCTTTATCATTATCATGTGATACTGCTAATTCCCTAAATGCTTATTGGTCGTATATGGAGATAACCTAATGCCATATCTGGGGAACATTCTTGCCAAATCATTCAGTGCGGTTTCTTACCAAGATTTGACAGGGGGAAGTGGCACAGGCTTTACCCTTGACCACGCTGTGGCAAATGCCAATGAGGTTGAGGTTTTTGTAGAAAATGTCCGCCAAGAGCCGAATGTAGCCTATACAGTATCAGGCACAACCATGACCATGACAGGCACAGTGTCAGCATCAGATGATTTCTATGTGGTATTCCAAAGCAAGGCTCAACAGAGCGTCACGTTACCAGCAAACATAACAAGCCCCACCACATTCGGCGGCGGGGTGACATTTGCGGGTGATGCAACATTTAGTAAGGCCATGCAGGGCAATACGCAAACCGCCTCAATCAGTAGCGCAACAACTCTAGATTTTGACACATTCCAGAATTTCATTCTCACATTGGGGGCATCAAGTATAAGTCTTGCCAACCCAACAACTGAGGCGGTGGGTCAAACAGGGTTTATAATCTTCATACAAGACGGAACAGGCAGTAGAAGTGTCAGCCCAGCTAGTGACTACATAACACCCGCTGATGACGCCCTCACGCTTTCTACAGCCGCCAATGCTGTTGATTTGGTTCCATATGCAGTGCAAGCCAGCAATAAGATACTTTTGGGAACGCCCCAACTCGCATTTAGTTAGGAGGCAATATGTCAGGAGTGTTTGGTAATCCTTGGCTATATAACGCCAACCCCCCTTTTTATTCTCATACCATAAGTCAATCATTGCGGTATAATAGCCCTGATACCCTTGCATTGAAACGCACCCCATCTTCTGCGGGAAATAGACAAACTTGGTCTGTTTCTATGTGGATTAAACGAGGTAATTTAGGGATAGATGCTTTTTTGTGCGAGGCTGGTGCCTCTGGAAATCAAGACACCAGATTGCGATTGGTGTTTAATACGAGTGACCAACTTCTTATCACCACTGGCAATGCAAATCTAGTTACAAGCGTGATGCGTTTGAGGGATGTCTCAAGCTGGTATCACATTTTGTGGCGCAATACTGGCGGAACAAATACTTGTTTTGTAAATGGCGTTCAAGCAACAACAGTTAGTATATCTGGTGACACAGCAATAAATAGCACTGTCCAGCACGGTTTTGGCACAAGAGGCGCATCAGGTGCGGGTGATGAGTTTGATGGTTACATGGCACAATATGCGTTATTTGATGGCACTGCCTATACTTATGACCAAGTAACAGAAACTAAAGACGGCATTTTAACACCTAAAAATTTGTCATCATTGTCATATGGAACAAACGGATTTTTGTTGGATTTTGCTAATAGCGGCGCGGTTGGCACAGATGCGGTTGGTTCAAATAATATGGACACTGTATCAGGCTTTTCAGCCCACGATGTGGTGCCAGACAGCCCGACCAATTCATGGTGTACGCTAAACCGAAACCTGCCTGATTCACCTTTTAACACAGACCAATTGTCGGAAGGCAATTTGCTATATAATGAAGGGCAAGGCAACAACGGCAACGGTAGACCTACAGCGACATTTGGGGTGAATAGCGGCAAGTGGTATTGGGAAGTGCAAGTTCCATCTCAGCAAAACAACAGAGCAATCGGGTTCACACGCACTGACAATATTGGCAAAAACAATGTGACACTACACGGCTCTGGACTTACGGCATCAACATCTGTTGTCGGCATTGATTTAACTGGAGACACTATTGACCAAGTAGATAAAGCAGGTACGCATACACAAGAGGCAAGTGGACTTACAGGTATGTCTAACAATGACATTTTTGGCATTTCTGTTGACTTGGATAACGGCACGTTTCAGATGTACCGCAATGGCTCAACCTATGGTGGTTCGTACAGTTTAGATGATTTATCTGATTGGCAAGACCACGGCATGACACCCACAGCAAGTGGAGACGCATATCAAGCGTTTCGGTTTAACTTTGGACAAGACAGTTCATTTGCTGGCAATAAAACAAGTGGCTCTGCGGGTGCATCTGGCGCAAATGGTGTGGGGGACTTTTATTATACGCCACCGTCTGGGTTTTTGGCTCTAGCGTCTGCCTCTCTCCCAGAACCCTCTATCATTGATGGTTCTAATCATTTTAGCACGGTGCTTTATACTGGCGATGGAAACGCTGCTAAATCTATCACATCTGTTGGACTGAAGCCCAGTTTCGTCTGGGTCAAAAACAGACAAACCACCTATGACCATGCTTTAACAGATGCAGTCAGGGGCGTTAGCGCGGCATACTTGAGTACAAACAATGATGCTAATGAAAGCACTTACGGAAACCTTTATGGTGATTTTACATCATTTGATAGTGATGGTTTTTCTGTAGCGGAAGGCACAGATGGAACGTACCCAGACGCAGCCTACAATCAAAGTGGCCAAGGATATGCTGCTTGGAATTGGACACTTGGCGGTGATTCTCCAATTAAGACATACAAGGTGGTTGTGGTAAGTGATAGCGGCAACAAGTACAGATTTAGAAACAGTGCGGACACCACAACCTATGCCGCCAGTGCAGTAACCTTAGATTTGCAAGAGGGCGGAACATATACCTTTGACCAATCAGATAGCAGTAATTCAGGTCACCCATTTAGATTTTCCACCACATCAAACGGCACACATGGTGGTGGTTCAGAATATACAACTGGAGTCACCACAACAGGAACAGCGGGGTCAGCGGGGGCAAGCACCACTATCATTGTAGCGGCTGGTGCGCCAACGCTTTACTATTATTGCACAGTACATTCTGGAATGGGTGGTCAGGTAAATACAAACTCAACTCATGGCTCAACAAATTTTGATGGCACTCTGATTGCAACGGTATCGGCAAATGTTGCGGCTGGGTTTAGTATTGCTACATGGACAGGCAACGCAGTTGACAATACCATTATCCCGCATGGGCTTGGTGGNAAAATTGATTGTGTTATAACAAAATCTCGAACTATTGTAACNAGCTCTTGGTTATTTTTACATTCAGCTATTGCATCTGATANCGCTAATATATTGAGGNTAAACGCAACAGCGGCGGCTACTAATGGTTCTAGTACATTAGATTCGTGTCCTGATGAGCTAACATCAGTAGGTTTCAAATTGGTTAGAGGCACTACTACTGGCATGAACTCCACAAATGGTTCTGGAAGAACCTATGTCGGGTATTGTTTCAAAAATGTTGAAGGATTCCAGAAATGCGGAGAATACACTGGTGGGGGCGGCACAGATGGCGCATACGTCCATTTGGGTTTCAGGCCAGTTTTCGTTCTTTTGAAAGAGAATACAGTAAGAAACTGGGTCATATCTTATGATGATGAAACATATTATAATGGCCTAACCCATTCTCTTTTCCCAAATATAGCGCAAGAAGAAGATGCGTATTCTGGCAGTGAGTCAGGTGGAGGCGGCAGGTTAGATTTTTTATCTAATGGTTTTAAATTACGCACAACATCAACTGCATGGAATGACACTGGCGGCAGTTTCATATATATCGCTTTTGCTGACCAACCCCAGAAATTTAGTAATGCCCGATGACAGGAGATAACAATGCCGTGGAAATATAAAAGCATGACTTTGAGGGAAGGCAGGGCATGGACTGATGATGAGGGCTATCAACATCCAAAAAATTGGGCTATGTGGGATACACCAACAAAGACATCAAGAGGTCTGGTTTGGGAAGATGAAGCCGCGCCTTTTGATAACAAGTTTTATTCTGGGCGTGATGCAGATGGAAAGCTAATAGATAAAAGCCTCACAGATACCCTATGGGTGGATGCTGATGGCAAAGCTGTTGTAGACCCAATGACAGGCGCACAGGGCATAACAGATGGCTTAAAAAACAAACACATAAAAGAAACCAAACAAAGAGCCAACAGCTTGCTTGCCCCTACAGACTGGATGGTTGTTAGAAAAGCAGAAGATAGCTCAAAAGCACTTGCTTCAAAATACTCAACTTATAGGGCGGCAATCCGTACAGCTTCCGCCGCAATAGAGCAAGATATAAATGATTGTAGCTCTTTAGCGGAGTTTATGGCATTATGGGATACGCCAATGAAAGACGATGAACCAACTGGCAAAGCACCAATCAATGATTGGCCTGATGTGGTGGAGTAAGATATGGCATTATCTAAAATAAGTAATGGCTCAACTGATGGCACTGTTGCTGGCGGCAAGGTTTTGCAAGTTAAAAGCACGACAGAGACTGCCGTTGTAAGTTTTGTCTCAACTACTACGAACACTTTTGTTGATATTCCTAATATGTCGGTAACAATTACGCCAGCGGCAACATCTAGCAAAATACTTGTTTTTTTTACGGCAAATGTGGGTCAAACTACGACAGCAACAACTCACGTTAGATTAGTCCGAGGCAGTACGCCAATATATGTTGGAAATAGTGTCGGAAGTAGATTGCAAGATAGCGCAGCCCTTAGAAGTTCAGGTTCTCCTTACAGTTTAGAAATAGGAAATTTACAAGGCACATTTTTAGACTCTCCTGCCACCACAAGCGCAACAGTTTACAAACTCCAAGGAGTTTTAGGAGCAAGTTACGACGGCACTTTTTACCTAAATAGGTCGGGAGGTGACAACGATGCCGATTTCTCTGGTCGCACAGCATCGTCAATTACAGTCATGGAGATTGAATTATGAGGCATGAAGCAATACGAAGTCTCCATCAAAATGTTTTTTTTATTATTGGCGATGGTGATAATGCTGTAGCAACTGACAAAGACGGTAACGTAGTATCTTGGGATATTGATGCTGTTACAACAAAAGAAACAGAATTGTTGGCGGCTTTTAGGTTAGGCGAATTGCGTGAAGAACGTAATCGTTTGCTTCAAGAAACTGACCATTGGGTTTTGTCTGATACGGCAGAGGCTACATCAGCGCAGACAACATACCGCCAAGCCCTTAGAGACATAACCAAAACTGCAACATCACTAGACGATGTAACGTGGCCTACAAAACCATGAGGATGCTATGACACAAGCAAGAACATTGGCTGATATAGGGGCTGGAAGCGGCACTGGAAAAGTTTTGCAAGTTTTAACAAATGCAACAGTAGGGGCGGTATCAAATGGCACAAACACAACCCTTGCAGATATTGGTAACTTTACTGTATCAATCACTCCTACAAGTGCCTCCAGCAAAATCTTTGTTTCGGTTTCCTGTTTAGTCACAAATACTCTGGTAAATGGTGCTAACGTAGCGGTTGCTTTTGCGCTATTGCGTGACAGCACCTCGCTTGCTTCAACTATAGCTTCAGCGCAAAGCGGTTCTGGTGGTTTGCAAATAA